ATCTCGACCGGCCTGCCGACGGTCTACTACCGCGCGCTGAACGAAGGCATCCCGACCAGCAAGGCCACCACGGCCCAAGTCGACGAAGCCTGCGCGATCCTCGAGGCGCGGTCGGAGGTCGACATCGACCTCGCGGCGCTCAACGGCAACAGCGCGGAGTTCCGTCTCGGCGAAGCCCGGATGTTCATCGAGGCGATGAACCAGAAGATGGCGAGCGCCCTGTTCTACGGCAACCCGGCCAAGGACTCGAAGGAGTTCCTCGGCCTCGCGCCGCGCTACTCCGACATCAACGCCGGCAACAAACAGAACATCCTGCTCGCCGGCGGCGGTACGGATGACGAGCAAACGTCGGTCTACCTCGTTTGCTGGAGCGACCAGACCTGCTTCTGCCCCTTCCCGAAGGGCTCGAACGCCGGCCTGCTCCAAGAGGACCTAGGTCGCCAAACGTCCTACGACGCGGGCGGCACCGGCAAGCGCATGGAGGTCATGGCCGAACGCTTCCAGTGGAAGAGCGGTCTCGTGGTCAAGGACTGGCGCTACGCCGTTCGCATCGCGAACATCGGCACCAACACCGACGACACCAACGCGATCACCGACCTCGGTGGCACGATGGCTCCGGGCCAGCTCGACAACATCCTTCACCTGATGATGAAGGCGATCGCGCGTCTGCCGAACCCGAACATGGGTCGCTGCGCGTTCTACATGAACCGCACGGTCTTCGCCGGCCTGATGCGGACGGCGCTCGAGAAGAGCACCTCGGTGCTCAACATCGAAAGCGCGGCGTCTCAGTTCGGCAAGCCGGGCGCGATGCTGTCGTTCATGGGCATCCCGATCCGTCAGTGCGACGCGATCACCAACACCGAAGAAGTCCTCAGCTAGGAGCAATAGACATGATCGTCGACAACGAACTCAAGCTCAACGACGCCACTGCGGTGAATGCGTCGGCCATCGACTTCTCGAGCGCCTTCGACCTGACCATCAGCCCCGAGCTGGGGATCGGCCACGAGGTCTACGCCGTGATCGTCGTGAACACCTACACCGCAGGTTCCAGCACCGGCACGACCTTCAACCTGATCCAGAGCTCTTCTGAGACCTTCGCCAGCGGCAACAACGTCATGGCGAGCCGATACGTCTCGGCAACCAACCTGGAAGATCGAGATGACGGTGCTAACAAGCAACCGATCGTCCTGAAGTTCCAGATCGACATGGAAAACATCGTCGTCGGCGGCACTGGCAAGCGATACCTGGGTATCCGCTACGGCCACGACGGGGAAGCGCCGACGGCGATGACGGTCACGGCCTACCTGACGACCGACTTCCAAAGCGATCCGAAGCACGGCTTCTTCGCCACGGGATCCACGATCCTCTAGTGATCCAGCGGCTGGCTTCGGCCAGCCGCACAACACAGGAACCACATCATGATCTACGACTACGCAACCCAGGCGTCGCTTTCGGTCAAGTCGCCGGGTGTCGCTTTCGGATACCCTACCGCAGGGATCAACATCGCTGACAATGACGGCGTGGCAGCACTGTTTGGAACCGGCGAACGGCTCTACATGCAGTTCGAGGTCACGACGGCGTTTGCTGCTTCGGGCGAGACTACGCCATTGGCGCAGTTCGGGGTTGCGGTTGACGACTCCGCAGCCATGAGCACGTCGTCTCACATCCTGGCGCTCACCGGCGGAACCATCGCTGCTGACTACGTCGGCTTCACCGCAAGCCAGCTCACGCTTGGCAAGGTCTTCCACTTGCCGATCCCTGCGTGGGAAGACGTGCTGGAAGCAACTGGTGGCGACTGGCCAAACACGAGCTCGGCAGCGGCCCTGACCGCGTTCCACGGCATGCGCTACATAGGACCAATCATTCACGTCCCGAACAGCAACGAAGCTTCGAGCACGACCGGCTTCTCCGCAGGAGCAATCGAAGCTCGAATCATCAAGGACATCGCCGGCAAGGCCAACGCAATCAACGTCTACCCTGGCCGGAGCGAGATCCTCTGATGCGCGTCCGAGCTCTCGTGGAGTGTTTCGTCGGCAACGGGCTCCGAGAGCCCGGAGCCGAGTTCGACCTCCCTGACGGTCGCGCGATCAACCCCAGCGTTCTGGAGCTGGTCGAGGAAGAGAAGCCGGTTGAGAAGCCGACCCGGAAGGTCGCGAAGAAGGTCGCAAAGAAGGCAGCGCCGAAGCTCGAAACCACTGAAGAGTAGCCATGCTGAGACACGCTGCGGATCTGTCCGATTCTCACGAGTATTTCATCGTCTGGGTTGGAGAGACCAACGCGCGGCCCTGGGGGACCAAGGCCGAAGGCTACAAGCTCTTCCCTGAGTTCGAGCAAGCACTCGACGGCATCGACCTGACTAACGTAGTGGTGCCTGCCGGCTCAACGGCTGGCACCACCAAAACCTTCAGCGTCACGGTCAGCAAGTCGCTGAAGGCGAACCAGTTTGCCAACGCCACGCTGCGCCTAGGAACGAGGTCGGGGCTGCTCGCCGGCTACGGCGTGATCCAGTCGCACGACGCGATCGATGTCGGCGGCAGCGCCGGCAGCGGCGACATCACGGTGACCTGGACCGCTGAGGCAGCCGCCGGCACGGTGTCGGGCTATATCGTGCGCGAGAACCGGAAGTGGGGCAGCTACCCGCAGGTTCGCGTGCTAACCCCCTACCAGCCGGTTGAGCGGTCTGACAGCACCACAAGCCGGGACGTGCCTTACCCCACGGCGGGGGCGCTGTTCGGCGACGGGGGCAAGTCGCTTACGATGCCGGCTCCTTACGACGGCACCTCGGGGGTGGCCTCGTTCGACGAGCTCGGGCTGCTGCTGCCGCTCACGTTCCACGAGGGGATCCGGGGCTACGGGATCAGCGACGTGGGCGACTCTGCCGGCAGCACGACCCACGCGATCACCAACATCAGCGGATCGACCTGGACCTTCGGAAACGCCATCACGGCGGGGGTGCTCGAGGGCGGCTACCTGATCGCGGATTGGGACCACGGCGGCGGAACAGCTCACCGGACCTGGGCACCTATCACGGCCAGCACCGCGACGACCTTCACCGTGGGGACCACGATGGGGGACGGTCACCCGTCCAACGCAACTCAGATCAAACGCTACACGGCCTGGGTGCCCCACTACGAAGACAGCCCCTACGCCTACCTGCCGGGCGAAGGCTTCACCTACGCCAACAACGACATGATGCCCTACGCGGCATCGACGATCGGGGCCAATGTTCACTGCCGGCCCCGGAACATCCTGGGCAACTCTCAGGGCGACAAGTTTGGCGACATCTTGGTCGCGGCCTCGCGCTTGTCGGCGGCGACCGGCAAGCGCATCAACGTCGTGCATCTGGGGATCAACGAGAGCTCGCTGGCTCCGAGCAACGACAGCAACCTGACCGGATTTGACGGCAAGGTCGGCTGGTGGAATTACGAGAACCACAGCACCTGGGCGACCAACGTCACCACGTCGATCTACCAGAGGCTCGACAAGCTCCTGAGAGACGTTCTGCCGAAGGCTCTCAAGGCAGAGTCCTCCACTAAGACCGCGCGCTGTTTGGGCATTGTGCTGTCCCAGGGGCAGTCTGACGCGCTCAACACGAGCTCGAGGGAGCACTACGGGCGCACGCTCAAGGGATTCATCCACTCGATCCGCAGCCTGATCAATACGCTCGGGCTCAACCCCTACGCCAACGGCGCAGAGATCCCCTACGTCCAGCCGCGCATCCCCTACCTGCCCTACTCAATCGACGGCACCTACACCAAACTCTCGGAGCTGGGCGGCGGGTCGGAGGCGATCAACGCCGACACCGACAGTCTGGTGAACTCGGCGATCGAAGAGAACTCGGCGGCAGACGATTTCGGAGCCTCGGTCAAGGTCGACGACCTCCCGCGCTTCACCAGCGACGCGAGCGTCTACAACGGCGTCGGCGAGGCCGAGCTCGGCGCTCGCATCAGCGACAAGCTGGGAATCTTGGTCGATCACGGGCTGGCCTACGGGTCGGCGGCTCTCGCCACGTCGCAGACGCGGCTGATCGACATCTGCAACATCGCGCTGTCGTTCGTCGGCGACGCCGGCCAAATCACCTCGCTTGACGACGGCAGCGAGCAGGCGGCGCTTTGCAAGAAGTTCCTGCCCGAGGCCCGAGACAGCCTGTTGCAGATGCGGCAATGGGGGTTCGCTCTTCGACGCCGGCAGCTGGTCTCGATCCAGCGCCCGGAGATGACGACATACCAGCACTTCAACAGTTGCTACGTCATGCCCGAGGAGGCGCTGAATGCGTTCAAGCTCTTGCCACCTATTGAGGACCCGAAGACCTTCGACCACTTGCAGGTCACGAGCTCGGGCTACTCAGACACTTTCGCCGGTAACGACGGCAGGTCGACCAAGACGAACCTGCCGGCAGACGTTGCCGCTCTGAGCAAGGTCGTGATCGCGCGTTCGCCGAGCGGCGATGGCGGCGTCGTGATCGAACCCGACGACCTACTGCCTGTGCTGTCGCACATCGAACTCGACCCGATGCCTTTCCAGGTCGAGCAGTCGCCTTTTGGGCACCGCTACATCTTCACCAACCAGACCTTCGCCACGCTGCAATACGTCGCGCGCGTGGTCGACGCCGAGCAATACTCAAGGGCGTTCTGCTCGGCTCTGTCGTGCTACCTGGGCTCAATGATCGCTGGCGTGCTAATCAAAGGCGAACAGGGTGAAAAGGTGTCGGCGGTTCTGCTCCAAAAAACCGCCGGCTACGTAAAGCAGGCTTCGGCGAGCGATGCAAACCAGCAGCGACCCGTCGATTCGCACAGGCCGTTCGGGTTCGTTCCTGATCACATCGCGCACCGATGACCAGACAACGTAAGACGCTGACGCGCTCGTTCGCCGGCGGCGAGATGTCGCCGGAAATGTTCGGGCGGATGGATGACATCCAGTTCCAGGCTGGGGCTGAGACGCTGCTCAACATGATCCCCCGGCCTACGGGGTCGGCAGCTCGTCGGTCAGGCACAAAGCTGGTGCGGCAGACCAAGAGCTCGGGGTCGCCGTTCCTGTTCCCGTTCGTGTTTAGCCAGGACCAGTCTCTGGTCGTGGAGGCCGGCAGAGCCACGATCGGTGGCCTCGACTCCGGCTACTTCCGCTTCCACAGCGAAGGCAACACGCTGCTCTACGGGGTCAAGGACGAGTTCTACACGAGCGTGATCGTGATCCCTCGGGATCTTGTGCATGTGACAGTTGCCGCCGGAGCTCCGGGCACGTTCACGCTGAACGGTCACGGTTTGCAAGTCGACGACCAGTTGCAGCTGATCGCTACCAGCACGCCGTCTTCGTCGCCGCAGCTTGTGCATGGCGATCAATACTTCGTCAGGTCTGTGACCTCGAACACGTTCACGCTCAAGGACTCAAGCGGGACTCAGATCAACATCTCGGAGCAAGGCTTCGAAGTGGCGTTCCGTGGCTACGACCTGACGCGCGCCGGCGGTAACGGGGAGCACAACAGCGAAGACGATTACTGGTTCAGCACGCACTACAACACCGGGCGAAGCGGGCACAACCTGAAGCCCGGCGACGAAGTGTTCCTGACCATGGAGCCCTACAGCACGTCGCACGTCGGCTTTGACGGGAGCTACTTCAAGCTCCTCGCTCCAGTAGGCTCGAGCACCGCGCCGAGCACTTCTGGTCTCTCTCGAGACCCTGACTACCTTGGTCAGCAGGTGATGTTCTTTGGCCAAGACCTTCCGCCCAACATCGAAGAAGGCCGGCCCTACTACATCATTAAGAACGACTCGACGAGCGGCGGCGACCCCGTCTTTCGAATCAGCGAGACGCGCAACGGTGCGCCTCATGGAAGCGGGGCAACAGGCTACACGGGGTCAACCGTGCAGAGCGGCTCCGCAATGTGCGCGATGCCCTACGGGGGCGACCCTGGACGCCAGTTCTACGTCGGCAGGTCTTACTGGGTAACCGGCGGCACATCATTCAAGCTGGGGGCGTTCCAGCTCTCCTCTTCCCCAGGACAAGCATCTGCCGGAGAAGGGACTGGCATGCTCTACCTGGGCCGAGGCGAGCGGCGGATCCACAAGGTCACCAGCGCCGGCCAGATCGATTCGTATCAAGGCAAGAGCTACTACCTCCGCAAGCCGCTGCTCGATCGAAGCGCCTACCTGACCCGCAACGCTCACAACCAGTCGAACACTCGCGTCCCTGGCGTTCGAACTCAGGCAGATTCCGCCGACTACTGGCGCGAACAGTCAGGCAAGTCGACCGGCGGCAACTTCCCGGTCAGCATTTCTCGAACAGCCGGGGGATACCTGCAAGTCGACTCCACCGCTCACGGCCTCGAGGATGGTCAGGCGGTCACCATGGTGCAGGGCTTTGTCGGTGTCGGCGGCGTTGACACCATCGCAAGCGGCACGACCTACTACGTGCTTAACAAGACTGCGGACTCGTTTGAGCTCGAGACATCGGTGGGCAACGGCGCGATCGCCCTCGCGAGCCCGTTCGCCGCCGGCGGCGTGATGATGAGGGGTGGCGTCTACTTTGACGCTAGCACAGACAAGGTGACGTGGCCGGCTCACGGGCTGTCCGAGGCCGACCCTGTCGTGTTCACCAAGGCCGAGAAGACCTCGATCGGCGAGCTGACGGTGCTGCTGGGCAACCTCGAGCTCGACAAGACCTACTACGTTTCCGGCGTCGCCACCGACGACTTCAAGCTGTCCCTAACGCCTTACGGTGTCGCCATCGACCTCACCGGGACGTTCAACTCGGCGTGCGTAGCAAACGGCGCGACCTACCTCGAAGTCGCTCACGACTACACCGAGGCCGAGCTGCCGGAGATCTCGACCACGCAGAGCAACGACGTGCTGACCATGTGCAGCCAGCTCAAGCCAGCCACGGAGCTGCGCCGGCTGGGGTCCTACACCTGGGAGACTCGGCAGATCACATTCAAAGCCGTGACGCCGCCGCCTACGGCTCTGCAAGAAACTGAGGCGAATGCTGGTCAGGTCAACAGGATCTACGGGATCGCGCAGACTCGAGTGTCATCGGAGCCGACACCCGCCGTCTACAACTCTGGTGTCTCGGGCTACGCGTCTAGCTCTCGCAACGGCTACATTCTTTACTTCAGCAGAGACGCTGGCGATCCAGGGTCCTCCACACTTGTCCCAAACGAGGGTTTCTACAGTAAAGGAGACGTGATCTATGTCAGCGGGACTGAAGAGTCTGTCACTCTTTCATATCCGACGTTCAAGCTGAAGGAAGACTACTACTCTGTTATTGGAGTCCTAGAAAGCGGAAACAGCTCAAACAGCATCTACGCGGTCTACATTGCCAACGTCGATGGGACGCCGATTCAAGAAGACCAGCACTTGAACGGGAGCAATCCTCTTCAAGTAATCGACTCCGCCGACCCAGCAAACACCTCCCTGAACGCAGTCTACACTTTTGGGAACCCCGCAAACCAGCCTGGAGCGACTCCGGGAGAAGCGTTTGCCGTAGGGCCAAACGCTAGACTCCGTATCGCGTCCATCAACGAAGAAACCGACAACACCTACGTCGTCACGTCGATCGACGCAAACAACGAAGAGTCTGAGCCTAGCGACCCGCTGACGATCTCAAACCTCCTCGACGTGCCGGGGTCGTTCAACCGGATGTCGTGGACGGGATCGCCGACTGCGACCCGCTACCGCGTCTACAAGAAGCTCAGTGGCATCTACGGATTCATCGGCGAGACCGACGAGACTACGTTCAAGGACGACAACATTGGTCCCGACCTCGCGGTCGCGCCGCCGATTGTCGACGACGCCATGCGAAAGACGGCGACGGTCACGTTTGACGCAGACGGTGACTTCGTCAGCTGGCAAGACCACGGACTAGAAGCTGGCATGCCGGTGGTCTTTGAAACCACGGACTTCATGCCAGGACTCTACGAGGGGCGGACCTACTACGTTCTCAACCCCGAGAGCGACACCTTCCAGATTGCTGAGACCGCCACGTCGGAAGATGCTTTCAATATCACGGGGTCAGACACCGGTGTCCACACAGCGGTCGCGGGCCTGTTCCCCGGCGCGACAAGCTACTACGAGGGGCGCAGAGTGTTCGGCGGCAGCGAGTTCCAACCGCAGGACGTGTTCATGTCCGCGAGTGGGACCGAAGCAGACATCTCCTACTCGATCCCCACGGTCGACTCTGACCGGATCTACTTCCGCATCGCGGCGCGCGAGCAAAGCCGGGTCCGTCACATCGTGCCTGTCGCGCAGCTGATGCTGCTCACCGACTCGACCGAGTATCAGGTGACGCCGGCGAACGACGACATCCTGACGCCGTCTTCGGTGTCGGTGAGGCCGCAGAGCTTCGTCGGCGCGAGCTACCCGCAGCCGGCCCTCGTGAACAACACGGTAGTGTTCTCGGCAGCTCGAGGCGGTCACGTTCGCGAGCTCGGCTACAACGCTTCCGTGTTGGGCTACCTGACCGGCGACCTGAGCATTCGAGCCGCTCACCTGTTCGACGATTTCACGATCAAGGACATGGCCTACCAGAAGGCTCCTTTGCCGATCGTGTGGTGTGTTTCGAGCTCAGGCAAGCTCCTGGGCTTGACCTATGTCCCCGAGGAGCAGGTCGGGGCGTGGCACCAGCACACCACGATTGACGGCACGTTCGAGTCGGTGGTGTGCGTGCCGGAGGGCGACGAGGACGCGGTCTACGTGATAGTGAAGCGAGGCAGCAACCGCTACGTCGAGCGGCTAGCTGACACCTACCGTGGAGGGACTGAGAACATCAAGGACGCCTTCTTCGTTGATAGCGGGGTGACCTATACTGGCGACGCGACGACTACGATCAGCGGGCTGACGCACCTCGACGGCAAAACAGTGGCCTACCTCGCCGATGGTTTGCCCGGCACCGGCACGGTCGACGGCGGGGCGCTCGAGTTGCCAACCGCAGCGTCGAAGGTTCACGTCGGCTACCCAATGACCTCGCAAATAAAGACCTTGCCCATGACGATGCTAAATGTAGATGCGTTTGGCACTGGCCGAACGAAGAACGTCAACCGCGTCTGGGCAAGGTTGTTCGAAAGCGCAGCGTTTGAGGTTGGGCCAAAGACAAGCAGTCTTCG